GTTCTACGTTGCGCCGTTACCGCTGCGGGCCGGGATTACCTGAAGAATTCATGGAATAACCAAAAATGAGCTTTGATATTAAAGAATTAACTGAAATAGATCTGGAATCAGCCGATTTTTCTGATGCGCTTATGTGGCTGAAGGAAGGTAAGCGTGTTGCGCGTAAAGGCTGGAATGGCAAGGGGCAGTTTTGCTGGATGGTGCCAGAAGGTCAGTATCCGGCGCGAACGGAAGCTATCAAAGGACATTTCCCCGGCGATATGGTGCCGTATAGCGCTTACTTTGCCCTGAAGAATGCTCAGGACGCTGTGGTGCCGTGGCAGCCGTCTGTGGGCGACCTACTGGCAACGGATTGGAAGGTATATGATGTGCCGGTGTCAGACATTCCCCCCTACCAACTGCGCGTACGGGAAGAACTGGCGCAGGTGAGCGATCGTCTGAATAAACTCAATGCGTTTATCGACGGTGGCAGCGAGACATTTGCCAGCCTGCCTTGTATTGAGCAGTCCCGTCTGCGCGAGCAAGCCACGTATATGGCTGATTATCAGGACGTGCTGATCAGGCGTGTGATTGCATTTTCATGAGAACCGAAGGCGGCAATTGCATGACCCATTCTGAACTTAACGAAATTGCCCGCCGTTGGCTCCTCCGCGCTGAATCAGCGCGGGGGCCAGGGTGCAAGATAGCGTTGAATGAGGTTGGCGCTGTGGGCGATACAGAACGTGCCGATGCATGGGGGTATCGATGGGGATGGAGAGGCGGCAGCGTGCTGGTGGAGGTGAAAGTATCTCGCTCCGACTTTCTGCGAGACAAACATAAACCGCACCGTCAGCACGGCGGGCTGGGGGATTATCGCTATTACATGTGCCCTGAAGGGATCATTAACATCAGTGACCTCCCTGATCGCTGGGGGCTTCTGTGGGTAAATAAGCGCGGACACGTCAAGCTGATGGCCGGGCATATCTGCTGCCTGGTGGGTAATAGCTGGGGTGGCAACCGTGATCTTGCTTACTTCTGGCAGCACGAAACAGATATGGAGGTAGAGCGTGGACTGCTGGCCTACATGCTTCACCGCGTAGGCGATCCAGACGCCCTCTTACAGGAGCAGCGCGCCTATCTGCGAATGAACACTCAACAGGCTACAAAGATTAACGAGCTGGAGAAAAGACGGCGTGAAGACTCTATGACGATATACCGGCTACGTCGATTACTGGAGAAGAATGGTATTGCTCTTCCCCACCATATTGAAAGCAGACTGGATGTATTATGAGTATCCGCCACCAGCCAGCATAACTGCGGTTTTTTGTTCCATTAAAAAAATCGTTGACTCCCAACAAATGACTTCAGGCATGATGCCTACATACCCGGCGCTGATGGAGCTCTTTTCAAATTTTCCACGGACGGCACAAGCCAGCGCGCCGGGTATTAATCCTTTTCCAGAAGAAACCAGGCCGCCGTCATTATGGCGGCTTTTTCATTCCCAGGAGTGTCGATGGATAAGAAGATTTGTGTCGTGTGTCTTAGCGTAGGAAAACCGGCAATGCTTACAGCCGCCTGGGTTAACGACGAACTGATTATGGCCGAGCGTAAGAACTATCCGGACCGCCGGCGCGCAATGGAGCTTGAGCTGCTAAAAGATCTCCGTGAGAAAGAAGAAAAAGGCTTTATCGTGCTGGTGGATGAAGAAAACAGTTTCATCACCGGGCGCGTTGGACAGCGCATCCGGCTACGTGACGACCACACAAGCGGATGCCCTGTGCTGGTTGAAGCAATGCGTATTTATAAAGAACTGGACCGGCAAAAGGCTATCAAGCGCCCACGGCAGGAGTCAGGGAAGTACATTCTGCATCAAAGCATTTTCGATTCTGACCGGGATAAAAAAGGCGAGGAGTTTTACAATATTAACTGGCAGGAGCTGGAAACAGAACACGTCCTGACACTCCTGTGCTGTTATGCGACGGAATACAACAACACCGCCAGCGCAGACTTCATAAAATCAATGACAGGTGAAATGTATCGCCATCACGAAACATCACTGATTGACCCTATGCTGAATATCATACGCGGAGTGCAACGAATTAGCGAAAAGCGCGTACCGCAAGGGAAACTCACAGGGAAAGGGAATATTCTCTGACGTCTTTTCACAAGTGACTTTGATTAAACTTTCCAGAACTGAGTTACTGGAAGGTTTATCTAATGATTAATCGCCTGCATGTATCTGCCTACATTGCCTTAATGTTTTTTGGCTCACTTGTTAAAGCATTTTGTGCCATATTTGGCCGCAAATAAATTCACTATGGCCACATCAACCACCAGCACCAACAGCATTGAGCAGTTCCCACTTTCGCGGTACGACGATCGAAACATCGCCGACCCTATTTTGCGCGCTGAACTGCGTAAAGAGGTTATGGCGATGTGCGAATCTAACGACCAGAACCTGACAATCTACTATGTGCTACCTGATGAGCAATACCGTGCGGATTTGATCGCGTATCGGGTGTGGGGTATTGAGGAACTACGTTGGGTAGTTACTCTGGCCGCCGGTCTGGAGGATGAATCTCAAGGGATGATGGTCGGACAGAAACTAAAACTGCCGCCGGCGACCTGGGTACGTGAAATGATCCGTCATTTCCAGTTTGACGGCCAGGTAATTGGCACTTTGTCGATTGCGTAAAGGAGCTGCACGATGCCGGTTGAATACGCGCGCAACGAACAGGGACGCTACCAGACCGATGGGTTAAGCGCTAAAGACTTCCATCGGGTATTTGAACTGATTCAAAAGCAGCAGCGTAAAAATCGCCGAAAAGCCCGTCGGACGCTTACACCTCGCACAATGGGTAAGCGTAATCGCGAACTGGACGCCTTTCTTAACCTCGGAAAGAAAAAGGATGGCACCTACTTCACCCCGGAAGACATACGCAATTTTGATGCAGCCAGGAAGACGCACAAAAGTAAGTTCCGAAATACGGTTCCGGGCATCACGTATGCGCAGCTGGTGGCACAATCCACCAGCATAGATATTAAACGGGCTAATAACCGCGTTTCCGACGGCACAGGCATCAAAGCGGCGACCTTCCTCGGCATTAAGCACAACCTGGCCGTAGTCTCCGTCAAAGCATCTGAAGAGTCAGTCCACCAGCATCACCGCGTGCGTATTCGTTTCGAAGAATGGGATCAGGCAGTAGAGGATATGGGCGAAGACGGCGCAAATAAAGCGCGGATCGCCGCTGACCTTTGCAAAGGGCGCGTATCGTTCGACTGTGATTGTGGCCGCCATCAATACTGGTATCGCTACATGGCTACCGCCGGTAACTATGCCGTCGCGCCACCAAAAGAATATGCCTTCCCCAAAATACGTAACCCGGATCTTACTGGCGTTGCCTGTAAACACGTCCTGCATACGATGACCCGCTTTCAGTCATCCACCTGGCACCGGGCAATCATTAACTCACTGGAGAAGGCGGCTAAACAGGTAGCGTTTGGTGATGACAAGCGGAAAACGACCACGTTCTTTAAGGGCGAGATAGCCAAAGCATTAGCACGCAACAGAACCACAACGACAGATCAGGCCAAAGCTGCCAGGGAGTTTGAACGTTATCAGAAAGCCCAGGATGCGCTGGATAAAAAACTTAAATCACCCAGCCAGGCAACGGATAAAGTCCGCCGGTTGCTGAAAAAAGCCAGGACGAAGGCCAATAAAAAAGAGGCTGAATTGCAGGCCGCAAAAGCGCGAGAGGAACAGGCCCGCAAAGAAGCTGCCGCACTGAAAAAAACGCTTCAGGCACAAGCTGATAACCTCATTAAATTTTTCATGAGTCAGGGCATGGATAAAGCGGCTGCTACAGCTCAGGCAAAGGCTATTCTGCAAACGCAGATTAACGAAGCACGGAAGCGAAAAGGATAACCAATGGCTGGTTTTTTCGACGATATGTTTGAAGACGGCGATGAATCGCCACATGTGACCGGTGATATTTTCCCGGAAGCACCTAACGAAGACGCCAGCGAGCTGGTGGACTTCAATAAGGAAGATTTTACTCAGGAGGAAGAGGAAAAAGATGCTGGAAACGAAAGCGATGGTGTGGACATTGGGAATTTTATTGATCCTGTGGAGAACACTAACCTTCCCTGTCTGGATCACGGCCTGCTTAGTGACTCTGGCGTGCGCAGCCGTTATGAAGGTCATGCAGTTTTTAATGATCTTGTGCGGATGGACTGGCTCAAAGCCATCAAATTAGACCCTGATTCATTCGATGCGGTGTTATATCGTTCCGTCCCGCATCAAAGGACAGACATTCCGGATACTGCGTCGGAGGTTATCGAACCTAATCAGCAAATTTATGATTATCAGGAACCTGAACTAATTACCGTTCTGGACTGCCCGGATGAAATGGATTCCTTCCGTTCACTCTACGACGGCAGCGACAATACCGGCATAAGCGAAATGGCTCTCATTTTACGCCTGTCTGCGACTAACGTGCCGGTGGGCTCTATGCTGGAATGGCTGGAGCAACAATCTGATGGCTCCAGTGTGCGCCGGTTCTGGTACATACATCGTATTTTTAACTATGGAACCGCGAAGGTAGGCAGCCTGTTTTATTGCGTACCGTCACGGGCATTTGAGGGAAATTTTTATGGCAACGCTGATTAATCAGGAATGGTTACTGGCGATATTCCGCAAAAAGCAGTTAAAGCCAACCGGCAAACAGGAATTCGTCCCTGTTGAATGTATCGATACCGCTTTCGCTGCCGCCCTTAATGATGCGTTTGAACCTCTTGTTATCTCGGCAACCAACCGGATGAATAAGTCGTTCTCCGCGTTTCTTAAACGTTCTCCACGCGATCGCATTACGGTCGGTTCGTTCAATGACATAAAAGAGTGGTTTGCGGCAGTTGAGGCTTCACGCGCCGGCCGCAAAGACTCCACTCGCCAGCCGGTAAACAAACTTGCCATGCCGCTGGTTAACCTATCCCGATCGCCAGCCTTCTCCATTTATGAAGGGGAATTAAGCCGGGATGTGTTTAATGATGGTGAAATTACTGATGAGAATGGTGTTACTTCCGCGCTGGTGTCCACTATCCCATTTTCACTGAATTATTCACTGTGGATCGCCAGCGATGAAAAAGAATCTTTAGGAATGGTAGCGAGCGCGTTTGCTTTCTGGCTTCGTTTATACGCCAGTCATGGGCAAGCCAGCTTTACGGCCACCAGCGTAATCAGCGACGTCGAAATGCCGATAAATTGCGTCATCGAGGGGCAAAAATCTATCGCATTCCAACCCTTCACTTCCGGCACAGAAGAGGACCGAATATTTGCTGTTGGGCTCGACATGACAGTCGTTGCTGATTTGCCGTTGCTTACATATGTCGAACAGGTAGACGCCAAAATCACGGTTAAAGCGAAAGTCCAGGACGGACCGCAATAAGGGACCAGGTCACTACAGGAAGTTGTTTATGGCTACTAAAACCACATCGGCCCCCGATGCCGGTTCAAAACGAACGCAGCTATTTTTACAGACCGTCAAGATTGGGGAAAATGAGATCCCGCGTGAAATGATTGTGGGATGCGTTTATGTCGAACCAGGCAAACTGACTGGCCCACAACTCATGTTAACGGTGCGTGATAGTACAGCCTATATCGTGAATAAGATGGGAGTTAAATTTGGCACCATTTTAACCGCTTCTTTTGGCGATCCCGAAGGCATCGGCGGCCAACTATTTTCTGAAGAATTTTTCGTCCTCAAAGCTCCCAGGAAAGACGATACCGTGATGGTTTATGCGTTCAGTAATCAGGTTCGCCTGATGAAAGAACCGGCCACCAGCCCGCAGTATTTCGTAGACAAGCAGCCATCCGCTGTAGTTGGAGCGCTGGCGCCATCGTTGAAGGTTGTTGCAGACTCATTCAAGAAAACGTCTACTTATCATCTCAACGTCGGAGAGAAGCCTACACAGGTGCTTCAGGATATGGGCCGGGATACCGGTTCTATGTGTTGGGTATCTCGCAGCGCAATCAATTTCCGCAGCCTGGATAAACTGGCTAATGCAGATGCAACTCTCACGTATGAATCCGGGAACCCGAATACCAAAGGATTGACGATCAGTCAGTTCAACATTCTGAATGCCGATTATGAATACCAACGCCAGCATAATTACCGCATGGCCAGCTATGACATGACTAAAGGCGTAGTGTATTCAGGGAGCAAAGATGCGCCAATTAAATTTACCAGTAACCCGGACCCGATGGCGCTGGCCAACTACAACAAATTCCTGATGCCTCGTTTCGATATGCTGGTGGAAGGCAATTCTCTTTTAACGCCGGGGGCAGTTCTTAAAGTTCTGGTACACAGCATGAATCAGGATGGCGGACTGGATGAATCGGTGCCTGATAAAATGGTAGTGCTATCGGCAACACACTTTGAAGATCGCTTCCGGTACATCACGCGGGCGCAGTTAGGAGTGGTCAATGGGTAATTTCAATGGGAAATATCGCGCCGTCGTTGTCAGTGTCGAAGATCCTCAAGGCCTAATGCGTACCCAGATTCGCGTTAACGGACTGATGGACGGCTTACCGGATGCCTCCCTGCCTTGGGCAGAAACTATTCTTCAGAACGCAAATACCTTTTCGCCGTTCCTGGCGGGTGACAAGGTTTGGGTGGAGTTCCCATACGATGGCGACTCTCGCTGGCCGCTTATCATCGGTTTCGCTCAGGATGCTTCAGGCGGTGCGCCGAACGTCCCCCCAGAAGCATCCGGGCAAGGTACTGGTTACACGCCGCCTGATGTCGATGGTGCGCCGTCTATGCCATCCACCAGCGCGACCAAAGACTTCATTTACTCCCGTAATGGCTTAATGGAGATAAGAAATGCCGGTGGGGCATGGTCTGTAACTCATTTGGGTCGCGGTACAACAATTGGCTTTAACGAGGCCGGGGAATTGTTCGCAATATCACAGGGAGGCGCATTCATTTCGGCTGCCGGTGATATGAATATTAAAGCTGGTGGCAATATGGGGATTGAGGCTGGTGGAGTGCTGGGTATAAAGGCAGCAGAAGTTAAAGTGGATAAAGGATAGTGTGGCATTCTGTTTTTCAGTGGCGGCTGATGTGACGCCGCCAACTAAGTTATTTTTATAAGCCCGCAAAACGAATTATCGCTCGTTCTGCATCAACTCTGGTCATATATGGTGTCGCCAATGCGACGCCAGCCCCACCAAATCTGTACGCGGGGAGTCCCGAAACCGTGAGATCAATCCATTGCTTACGGAAAATACCCACTAGCCCCTGAACCATGTAAACAGGCTGACCACATGAGTCAGATCTTTCATCAATTCGATATTTCATTCACAGTTCCAAAATATCGAACATATCATTGCATATTGGCATAATCAGGCCTCTATAAAGGTTTTCTCGCCATTAGCCCAACCATCATCATAATCCACTTCGCCAGCGCGAATCATAGTTGCATGAGGTAGTACATCGCTCCAGTTCATGTTGTTCTCGGCCCAATCTTCGATCTCGTAAGGGTCGCTCTGAAAAAGAGGAAGCGTGTATTTCTCCAGGCTTTCTTCAAGCGTAATTCCATGTTCTTTGGCATAATATGCTGCGCAGTTATTGGCTATTACATCAGTAGGAACCTGCCATACGCTATTGTCCGGCATTGTGACGTTCATAAACTTTTTCATTAATCATCCTCGTTCCAGTTCTGGCCAGCGTAGTTATCAAATCGTGAATACTGGCCGTTGAAAGTAAGTCGCACGGTCCCGATTGGCCCGTTACGTTGCTTACCGATAATCACTTCTGCAATACCTCTAAGATCCGAGTTTTCGTGGTAAACCTCATCGCGGTACAGGAACATGATGAGGTCAGCATCCTGTTCGATAGCGCCGGATTCACGTAGGTCGGAATTCACCGGGCGCTTATCTGCGCGTTGTTCCAGTGAACGGTTAAGTTGTGACAGTGCCACTACCGGCACCTGAAGCTCCTTCGCCAGCGCTTTCAGCGAGCGGGAAATTTCAGCGATTTCCAGTGTGCGGTTTTCCTTTAATTCCGGAACTCGCATCAATTGAAGGTAATCGACCATAATCATGCTAAGTCCGCCGTTCTCCCGGTAGACACGGCGCGCGCGGGAACGTAGTTCGGTAGGCGTCAGCCCACTGGAGTCATCAATAAAAATATTTCGGTTATCCAGCAAAATGCTCATGGCGCCGGAAATTTTCGCCCAGTCTTCATCGCCAAGCTGGCCGGTACGAATACGGGTCTGGTCCACGCGGGATAGTGATGCCAGCGATCTCATCATTAACTGATCGCTGGGCATTTCCAGGCTAAACACCAGCGCTGGTTTATCGCTATTTATGGCGGCATTCTCCACCAGGTTCATAGCAAACGTGGTTTTCCCCATAGAGGGGCGTGCGGCCACAATGATTAGATCTGATGGCTGAAGGCCTGCCGTCTTTTTATTGAGGTCTGTAAACCCCGTGTCCAGACCGGTTACGCCATCGTGTGGACGCTGAAACAGCTCTTCTATGCGCGCAACTGTGGAATCCAGAATGCTGGTAATATCCTTCGGCCCTGCATCGGCTTTCTGGCGCTTTTCTGCGATGCCGAACACCAGCCGCTCGGCCATATCCAAAAGTTCTTCGCTACTTCTTCCATTTGGCGAATAGCCCGCATCAGCGATCTGGTTTGATATGCTGATCAGCTCACGAACAACAGCTCGCTCACGAACAATGTCCGCATACGCACAGATGTTTGCAGCGCTGGGTGTGTTTTTAGAAAGCTCCGCGAGGTAAGCAAATCCCCCAACGCGATCCAGTGCCTCCTGTCTTTCGAGTGATTCAGACAGTGTAATCAGATCAATAGGGCTACCGTTTTCCTGCAATCGCCCCACTTCTATAAAAATCTGTCGATGTGGACGAGGATAGAAGTCATCAGCAACAACGCGTTCGGCAACATCGTCCCAGCGACCGTTATCCAACATAAGACCGCCCAGAACTGCCTGTTCCGCCTCAATAGAATGCGGTGGCGATTTAATTTCACCCATGACTTCACTCTTTTATTAATAAATAAAAATTAGAGCAATTATTATCAATTTTTCTTGACATTAGACTTGGGGCGCTTGCTTGCTTTGATTAGCCCTTCTATGCCGGAAAAGACAACCAACAAGAGCACAATGGTAAAGACTGGATGGTCAAATATGAGTTGTATAATTTGCATGGTAATCCCAGGTGCATCCGAGTGTGGAAAATGTTGTGGTGCCGGGTGCCTCCCGGTGTCCTTTGGCTGGTTAGCCACCGTGGACGGGGAAAAAATTTTTAAAGGAGAACAAACTACTAACCATTTCCCCGCGTGCGCTTAGCCGCATTCACCACAACGGAAAGAGCACTGTATCGTTTGTATTCCCTCCCTGTTGACAATCACCAATGGGTCCGACGTCAACGTATCAATGCTCTTACCTGTTGTGTGCCGGTTACGTATCCGGCGAGGGCTTCCACCTCCGTATGCTTTTCGGCACTTCGTGCCCTGGCTACATAACGGCAAGGGCATTGCCCCATCGTTCAGACCGACATGTCCCCCTCTCGGCTGCAACAAGTCAACGCCCTTGCAGTTATGTGCCGGTTACGGTTCCGGCCAGGCCTCTTCCTCAACGGGGTATTCTCCATTCGGACTACCGTTTGTTGGTCGTTCCTGCGGTTAAGTTGTAGTGGCCGGTGCTGATATCCGGCCTTGGTGGTATTTGCCGCCATACTTTCAGGCGCGTCCCAAGTCTCCAATTTCCACCCATCCGGCTATTACGGGTGCGCATCAGCCTGCGCATTCACTACAACGGAAAGAGCATTCCTGCCATGTGCACTCATTCAAGTGGAATGCATAAGGTGGTGTCTGAAATGCTCTTACCTGTTATGTCCTCGTCTCTTCCGAGGTGTCACACCTGATCGCCAAGATGGTGAGTCCATGGAACGCCGCTATGCACGGGGCTTGCACATTCCGGCTACCTGGTTTGTTTGCCTGAGCAGAGGGAAAAGAAACCCTCTATAACGTCACCAGACCGCTATCGACGCATGTGCCAGACGCCGTGTTAAAAAATAGTCTCGCTTTACAAAATAAAATTTATTAGAGCAATTATAC